TGATGATGATAATACTTATATTCCTCTGTCTTGGTCGCAACAGTGTGTTGGAAATATCGTGGAAGTTGACCCTGAGTGGCCTACTTATCTGGGCGTGGACGTGGCTCGTTATGGGGACGATGACTCTGTGATCTTGCCCAGGCAAGGGATGAGGATAGATCCTTGGATCACTTACAACGGGATGAATACTATTGAACTGGCACAGCGGATTATCATCCCCTTCACGGACAACGAAGCTGACGGAGTTGGTATAGATGAGATAGGTGTTGGTGGTGGAGTGATTGACTGGCACCATCAAGACACCAGGGGTCTCGGCCGAAGAATCGTCCAGCCGGTCAACACCACCTGGGCGTCCAGTGCGCCAGAGAAATACTTCAGACTTCGGGACGAGCTCTGGGGGATTATGCGAGAGAATTGTATGCATTCTCGTTATAGTTTTCCTGACGTTGAAGTGACACTCAAGGGGATGACGCTGAACCTGGGTCAGGAACTTGCGAATGAACTGGCCTCCCTCCGCTACGGCTTCAAAGGAAGCGCTATCAAAGTCGAATCAAAAGAGGACGCCAAGAAACGCGGCATTGACTCTCCGAATATCGCAGATGCTCTTGCTATCACGGAATATTTCTATCTCTTCTCGCAGCATGTGTGGGGAAAGGTCAAGAAGGACAAAGAGAAGAAAAAGAGAAGAAGTCTTCCTGGGACAGGAATCCTAGCTTCCATCAAGAAACATTCTTGGACTGGAGTATAGAATGGTAGAATCCACGACTGACAAGGAACACGAGAAGATCCTGCAATGGCTGAGGGACTGTGAAGCTAGTACCCCGGAGTCCGAGTACAGGAAGAAGTCCATCGAGAGCTACGAGTTCTATGCTGGCACACAGGATACTAAGGAAGTCATAGAGCTTCTCGAAGCACAGAACAGGCCCTATCCTGTCTTCAACGAGACTAAGCCAAAGGTGGATATGCTCGTTGGTATGGCAGCACAGGCTCCTACCACGTCAGTCGCTGTTCCTGTCGGAGCTGAGGACGAGGCTTTGACTGAGGTGATGAACGGAGTTCTCTTTCACTATCAGAAGAAGCTAGAAATCACCAGGAAGAGAAACAAATGCTTCGAGCATACCTGCAAATCAGGACGGAGCCTTCACTGGTTCTGGATAGATGACAGCAATCCATTTAAGTATGCCATCAAGAGCAAACGCTGGCGTGGCGACCAGTTCTATCTCGACCCAAATGCTGTCACGATGAACCTGACAAACGATGGGGACCATAGGTTCATCTTCCTGGAGAAGTGGGTTTCGGAAGAAGAGCTTGCTAGGAGAGTTCCGGAGGGACATAACGTTGAGGAACTGAAGGACACGGCAACAGGGACTGATGGGCTCTCTTTCTGGAACGAAGCGCGGGATCTCTATCGACTGATGGAGTGCTGGTATTTCAGGTTGCTCGAGACTTACTGGTTTATCAACCCGATCTCTGGAAGAGAAGAAGGTTTAATCAAAGAGGACTTCCAGAATTTCAAGAAGGCCGTCATCCAGGGAATCCCGCTGGACCAGCAGGGGCAGCAGCTTTTCCAGATGACAGCGGAGCAGTTCCAGGAGTGGGAAGTTTCTTCCGTTAAGAAGAGCTTCAAGAAATGGGTCTACTACACCATCTTCTCAGGAGGAATTGTCATCGTCAGGGAGAAGAGCCCATTGAACTGGGATGGTTTCCCGGGGATTCTCTACGGGGCTTACAAGGATGATAATAACAACACCTGGCTTTCAGTGATTGAAACTATCAAGGACCCTCAGAGAAGCTTGAACACACTGATGAGGCAGTTGGTTTACTTGCTGCAGACGCTACCGAAAGGAATCTTGCTCCACGAAACCGGGGCTATCATAGACATCGAGCGATACGAGCAGCACAGTGCAGAGCCTAACTTCCACATGGAAATTGCTCGCGGGATGATCGAGAAGGTGAAGTTCCAGACCCAGGGAGCGATCTCTCAGGTGTATCAGCAACTGATCGGGATCTTCCTGAACGCTATCAAGAGCGCATCTGGAATCCATGATGACTTGATGGGGATTGAGACCTCTTCCAGGGAAGCAACGAGCACTCTTCGAGCAAGGCAGCAAACAAGCTTCGCTGTTCTCTATGTTCTCTTTGACAACTTTAGGATCTCACGCTTTAGAGAAACCAAGCTCCTCTTGACCTTGATCCAGCAATACGTCACAGAGCCAGAGTGGATCAGAATCACCGGGCAGAAGGGCATCCAAGTAATGCAGATCAACAGTCAGATTAACCCAGGAAGCCAGGGCTTCAATGATGTCACAGCAATCGAGTACGACATCGAGGCTGACGAGATCACGGAGACGACTTCTATCAGGATGATGATCGCAGCGTTGTTAGCAGAATTTGCTCATAACAACCCAAACACTATTCCTCCGACAGTAATGCTTGAGTACATGAACATTCCCTTTAGTGTCAAGCAGCAAGTACAAGCCTATTGGGAGCAGCAACAAAAGCTGCAACAGGAGCAAGCTGATAGAGAATATCAACTTCAGCTTCTGCAGATGGGCGTCCAGGTAGACGCTAATAAACAGAAAGCAAAGGAGAAAACCAATGACAGAAGCAGCAGAAGTAAAGATTGAAGAAGGTGAGTTGGAGAGTGCGTTGGCTGGGAAGATTGGAGGCAGTGAAGAAGACGACAAACCTGCCGATCCTCCTGTTGACGAGAAGAAGGAACCTGAGACGCCAAAGGACGAGGGTCCCTCAGAACTGGATCAGCTCAAGCAGAGCAACGAAGAGTTGCGCCAGCTAATGCTAGAGCAGAAGCGACAGAACGCAAGATTGGAGAGCAGGCTCAACAGGCTTTCAAGACCAAAGACTGTAGAGAAAGAACCAGTCGAAGACGACGAGGACGAGGACGAGGTAAAGCCGAAGGCTAAGACTGAAGCAAAGCCTTCAGAGGTCGAGACCCTGGAGCAAGAGGTCAAGGCCATTCATGACAGCAAGGATAGCATCTTCGACATGCAGCTGGACGTTATGTCCGAGAGTAAGCGATATAGCGATGTCCTGGAAGTTTGTTCTGACAGTCACATCTCAGACATCCTGGACGCAGCCACGAAACAGGTAGCAAAGGATCAGAACATGGACTACCATACTGCTTCCCTCTCCGTCGAGAAGTTTGTGTGGAGTCAGAAAAATCCTTATAAATATCTCTATGGTCTCATCAAGGAGTACCATCCCAAGTTCGTCAAGAAGGCTGGCCAAGACACGAGCGCAGCAGGAAAGACCGACGCGGGAAAAGAGAAAGAGAAACCCAAAGCACCGAGCAGCATTGCTTCTGTGCAAGATGACGGAAAGGTAAAGGGCGCGGGGTGGACGTCAGCAAAGATCGACGCCATGCCCGAGACTGAACTGCACAAGGTTCCAGAAGATATCTACCAGAAATACCTTGCAAACGAGCTTGACTAGAAAGGGGATTTAAATGTCTACACCGAAAACCAAGATCTTGACGAATGATGCCTTGACCAGGAAGAAATGGGCAAGAGATCTTTTCTCCGTGATTCTTCCTGGGGTTGAATTCAACTACCTGACCGGGACGGGAAAAGATGCTGTGGTCCAGATTAACACGGACCTCTCCAAGGGCGAGGGTGACGAAGTGACCTTCGGCATCCGGCTGCCTTTGACCGGCACTGGCGTTGTCGGAGATGCTACCATCGAGGGGAACGAAGAAAAGCTGACCTTCCGGAACTTCAAGCTGACCATCGAAGAGCTGAATCATGCTGTCGATACTGGCGGCAAGATGGAAGAGCAACGGATTCCTTACGACTTGATGAAAGAGGGCAAAGACGGTCTTCAGGAATGGTGGATCGGAAAGCTGAATGGCTTGCTCATCAACACCCTGATGGGGAACTCGGCTTATACTTTCTGTGGGCGCCTGATGTCTGCGGCAGCGACTGCCTTCGCCAATGTCATCTCTGAGCCTACCAGCAACCACCACATGTTCCCGAACGGGAAGACTGCTGAATCTGGCCTGACCGCAGCTGACACCATCGACCTGACGTTCCTGGATGCCATGAAGCAGCGCGCGGAGATCCCGCTCACCAACAGCTTCAAGATTCGCCCGTTGAAGCTGAAAGGGAAGAACTACTACCGCGTCCTGATGCACAACTACATGTTCGACATGCTGCGGCAGAACACGAACCCTGGACAGTGGGGTGACTTGCGCCGGGCTGCCGGGCAGTTCGCGATGCCAGAGGTCGAGATCGAGTACAACGGAATGCTGGTCACAAAGTCTGAGTATGTCCCGCGTACCGTTGCTGGTTCCACGGACTACGAAGGTGTCTACCGTTGCGCTCTCCTGGGTGCTCAGGCAGCCGTTTGGGCCTGGGGTGGTGCCGGGGACAGCAAGTCTACTACCATGTCTTTCGTGCCTTACACTAAGGATGCCAACCGCTTCATGATGGTTCGCGGTGGCGGTATCTTCGGCATGGAAGCAGTTTCTTTCACGACCTCTGGTGACTACGGTCGTGTGATCGGTTCTCTGTGGGCGAAGAAACTTGATTAACATTTAAGGAGAAAAGCAAATGGCTATCACGACTTACGAAAGCACTGCATGTGCTGACGGCCAGTGCTTGAGACTCGCCCACTCGAAGCTGGCTGAAGATCCTGCTGCTGGAACCTTCCCGATGATTCATATTCCGAGATATGCCTTTGTCAAGGATGTCTGGATTAGAATCACGGAAGTCGGCACCAGCAACACAATCACCCTTGGCTTCACCGGGAACAATGACACCGCTGACACCGATGCCATCATGAAGGTCAGCGAGGTCGAAGTTCTCCAGGTAGGTCAACAACGGGCACTGTTGTTTCCTGGCAAGTGGTTTGTGGACGGGGCTGGTAGTATCACCATGACTGTCGGCACAGCGCAGACCACTGGAAAATTCATGGTCTTTGCAGAATATTACGTCATCTACTAGGAGGATTTCAAAATGGCTATTCTTGATCTTCGGCAATCTGACGAACGAACCAACGTGTTGCCTAACCCGTACTGGGTGCGCTCTGCGGCTTTGACTGTGGCTGCTTTGAACACCGATGCAGTCTTGTTCTCTTTCCCTGCAAAGAAGGGAACGCTTGTTCTGGTTCACCAAGTAGCTTTCCAGCTTGTCACGGCCTTCAACGGTACCAGTGCTTCAGTGATCATTGGCTCAGGAACTATCGCCACGGATGCTGTTACCACCGGCGGGGCTATCTCTATCGTGGATGCTGATGAGTACTTTGCTACTGGTGAAATCACCGAGGCTACCCCAGCTTGGTATTGGCCTGCTACGAGTGATTTCTTTGGTGTTCTGGAACTTAGCAAGCCTTACGAGATCACCCCGGCTGACACTACTGTCCCGATCATCTACGCGAACTACACCGCGACGGCAGGAACTGCCACTACGGCTCTCGGTTATCTGCACATGCTGGTCTCCGAGATTCATTAACCGCCAACTGTCGTTCATTTTGTGAAAAGGTCCTGGGGGATTCTTTAGTATGAAACGATCAGAATTACGAGCAGCCCTGGCTGATACCATTCAAGACCCGAGCTATAGCACTGACGACCTGAATAGCAAGCTCTACCAAGCTGCGCTTTACATCGCAGGGATCGTCCTCATCCCTGACTTTAAGCGTATTGGATCAGTTGCTACTGTCGCCGCTCAGCCCTGGGTCTCCCTCTCCAGCATGACCGGTGGCTTCAGTGGAAGAGTCTCTAGATTCCATAAAAAAGGAATCAAGATCTTCCCGAGCCTAGACCTCTTGGTCGATGCTTATGCTGGAGAGACTGACAATGAGGAGTTGACTCTTGCTGGAGAAGTGGAGGCAGTTGCTCAAGAGGGAAACATCCTCTGGTATCAGAAAGTTCCTGAAACTGAAGAGACCCTTGTTTTGACATACTATCAGAATCCCCCAGCTTTCACGAATGACAACTACGAACCGGATTACATTCCTGAGCATTTGCAACAAAAGATTCTTGTCAATGGAGCAGCCTTCTTGATATTCTCTGAAATCGAGGATGACGTAGACGATGTGAAGATCAACAGGACTGTGAATTACAACGAGTCCTTTAATGAGGACAAGAGAGACTCGGGAGTTAACAAACTGCGTGAGTGGATCTCTAGAAATCGCATCCCACACATCAGCAGTTCTTGGAGTGTGTAACATGGAACAGAAGGAATTTCAGAAGTTAATCACAAACATCACTGTGGTGTTGCACAATTACCTTGTCCTGTCAAAGCAATCCGGTCGTATCACCCTGATCCTGGATGCCGAGGCCGGGGTTCCAACACAGTGTGTCGTGGCAAATTCTCTCAAGCTTGACCTGTCAAAGCTGAAGGAAGATTAACATGGGAAAGAAAGTTCCTCTTTACAGGGCTTCTGCGGGGCTGAACGTCAAGGTAGACCCGGTGCGGGTTCAGTACGATCCGGACAAGGGGATCGTGGATCTGCAGGCCTGTTCGAACGTGGAGCTAGATCGCACCGGGAGAATCAAGCGGAGAAAGGGTTTTACTTCGATTCTCTCAGGGTCTATGCATAGCGCGTTCTCCTGCGGAACCTACGCCCTGGCGATGTGGAATTATCTCTCTCAGCATTACCTGATCTGGATCGACAAGGTGGGAGCGAATGGTCTAATAGTGGAGTTGCAGCACTATAATGCTCCGCTGTGCTATGCTCGAGTCGGGAATCGTATTTACTACTCCAACGGATTCGAGAAAGGATTCGTGGAGAATAAGACAGCATATTCATGGACTGCTGGAACCTACGTTGGGAAAGACTCGACCAAGACAGTCTCAGATCCCCCGGCGGGACACCTGATGGAGATTGCTTTCGGCAGAATGTGGATTGCGGTGGACTCGCTGTTATACTACTCAGAGCCCTTCGCTTACAACCAGTTTGATCTTGCACGTTGCATCATCCAGAATCAGGGAAGGCTTTCACTAGTTAAGGCAGTCCAGGACGGTCTCTATGTCAGTGACACAACCGGAGTCTACTATTGGCATGGGAAAAGTCCAAAGGAACTAGAGGTCTTGAAAGTCTCCTCTGACCCTGCGATCCAGGGGACGACAGTCCCGGAGCTTGTGTCAGGTCTCTCCCTGGGACTCCAAGATCCCTACCTCTACTGCCTCTTCCTGACTACCGGAGGCATCTGCTGCGGCGGACCGCAGGGACGTTTTATTAATTTAACCGAAGAGAAGCTGGCTTATCCAAGGGCCCTGTCTGGCTCGGCAGTTCTCAAGGGCAACGATAATATTCTTTTTCTACTCAACAGCTAGGAGGAATCAAAGATGACACTTCGAATTTCTACAGGACTGCGGAATGCGCTGCTTGGGACTGCGGCTTTTAAGACAGCCATGGCAGACGGTATCATTGACATTTACTCAGGGAGCCAGCCCGCGGACGCGGACACAGCGGAGAGTGGGACGCAGTTGGTGCGGATCACAGTCTCTTCTGGTGCCTTCACCTCTGGCGTGTCTACTAATGGCCTGGAGTTCGGGACTGCTTCTGCCGGAGCTATTGCCAAAGCTGCTGCTGAAACTTGGTCTGGTGTAGGCTTAGCGACTGGTACCGCCGGGTGGTTCAGGTTCTATGCTAACACTGTCGTCACCGGTGGGAGCACTACGGCAGTCCGCTTCGACGGAGCGGTGGCTACCAGTGGAGCACAACTCAATCTCTCAAGCACCACCATCACGCTCTCTGCAACCCTGACCATCGACGCCTTTACTATGACCATGCCGGCTGCGTAGCAACTAACAGAAGGTGGTGGATTAGGAGTATTTCTACTCCACCACCACTGTCAGGAGAGAACATGGCTGAGACAGTTTATCTTAACAAAAGCTATAGGACAAGAGGCTATACCAGCACTGGTGCTATTTCACATGTTTCTCTGAATCTTCCCGGGACTGGAAGTGAAAAGAGCTACTTGATCAGCGGGGTGTCCGTTCACTGCGGCCTTACTCACAAGCAGTTATTCTTCGACGGACAAAGCTCCATTGTTGTCTCTTACAATTACGAGCACACGGACTTTACAGCTTTCGAGATTCCTGGGAACTCACTCTTCTATTTTACCTTCTATGTCAGGGGAGATTTTCCACTTAACGACTTCGAGGAACTCTATGAAGAAACAGAGCACTTCGATGATATTACCATTATTATCTTGAACGGTCCTACTGACATTTATGGAAATCCAGTTTTACTCAATCCTGGCAATCCTGAGAATGGACCTATCTCTGTCGTAACTGGAGATATGTCAGGCGAGACTGTGATAACTGTTCCAGGCACAACTGGTGTTGTCGTTGATGTCAGTCATGACTTCTCTAGCGGGACACTTGGATACTGGGAACAATATGGAACAGTAGGCTTCAACGCCTCTGGCGCTATTGTCTCCAGCGTGGCAAGTCCTTACAGCGAGAATATTCTCACCAACTCGGCGACGTTGACTGAAGGAGATCTAGTCTTCGGCGCGATGGAGAGCTGCACTATAGACTTCGAGGTTGAGCTTATCTCAGCAACGTCGACAGGTTGCTATCTTGCCGTCAGCTTCGGAGCACAGTTCGAGTTAAATCCTGGAGCTGTGATTAACTGGTACACGGACTACTTCGAAAATAACTTAGTAGGAACTGTGCACACTGGTGTGACAGAAGCAACGATCCGTCTTGTCGTGACTGAGACAGGCGGAGTTTATACTGTCGATCCTTACTACAACGTGGGAGAAGGCTTTGTTGCTATTCCCCTTGACGAAGAACTATGCAACACAGGGGCTCCTGACTACACCGAGATGGCTTGTAATGTAGCAGGAAGTCTTATTATAACAGTGATGGCTGTGGTACTCTCTGGGTCTGCGCAGTATCTTATCAAAAATGTCTCTGTTACGCCAGACACAGCAATGCAGTTTATTGGAACTAGTCCTTCGGTGGATTATACTGTGACACATGTAGCACAGGGAGCTTGTGTTTTTCCTTTTCTTGAATCTTCTGGCAGTGCAACACGGTGGCTTGGCATGAACCAAGGGCATATGATTCTGCCTAGCTTTGCTGTAGGAGGCTATCAAACTGATAACGACAGGGCTGATGTTTCTCTTCCAGTGTTTGAGTGCTCAGGAAACATTCGTTGGGTGTACTGTAGCATGGAGTTTCCAGCACTGGAAGTAGGCGGCGGAAGTGAAATCAACTGGGGAGAGATGACTTTCCCTATGCTGTCTTGCGACTCCACCTTGACTTATGCTTACTTCTTCGCAGGAATTATGCCTACACTTTCAGCGTTGTCCTTCGGGCAGGGAGTACCGAGCACCATCAGCAACAGCTTAAAACCAGGAATCCTTCTTGAAGAGCATCCTGATATCACAGAGATTGCAAACACTCTTTTCTTAGGAATGTAATCATGGCTGAGAAAGATAAAGTGGTAGCAGCGATTGACTACGCCAGGGAAAATTTAGTCCTGGATACGGACTTGGCTAGGCATGGAGTTCCAGACTACTGGATGGACCCGCGCGGGGTTCTTTACTATGGTAGAGGTGATAGCGAGGATTATGCCTTCCTGGTGCACTCGCTGCTCCTGGCAGGAAGTGTTCCTTCCAGCAGACTGCGAACCTACTTTGGATACAAGTCCGGAGTAGAGTATTCTTGGCTTGCCTACAAGAGAACCAGTGACAACAACTGGGTGATCCTAGACGCACCGGCAAGTGCTGTTGTGGACGTAGATCTTCTCCCGCTTGCGAGTGCAGGAAGTGTCTACACTGATCCATGGGCTTACTTGACTGGCACAGCCTACGTGGTGGTGCATCCCTCTGAAGTCTTGAGCACTTACAACCAGAACACAGGAACGAACACACTCCCAAGGCTTTCTTGCTCCGTCACAGCAAGGCTTGTCCTCAGCGCGACCATTGACTTCCCAGCCTTCACCATGGAGGCTTTTGGTGGTGGTAGGGCTTCTATGACCCTAGGAGCAATGACGGTCTCCGCCACTGGGATTGGTTCTCTGACTGCAAGCGGCATCGTCGCTCTTCCTAGATTAACTATCATAGCAACAGGAAAGTCTGGAGTTCTTGCTTCACTCTCTCAAACTCTCCCGGCAATGTCTCTCTCGTCAACAGGCTTTGAAGCTGTCACGACTACTGCAGCAGCAGCTCTTCCCAGACTTTCCTGTTACTCACTAGGGTCCTCGGCACTCTTCGACGATGACTACGTTCTTCGCTTCCAGTAAACATTCATTTGTTGTATTACAGTAGGAGGGTCCGTGGCTACGTTGGGATTGTGTTTTACTAAGAATGTGGGAGTGGTGCAACAGAGTAGACTCTCTTTCAACTCCCTCTGCAGGTTGGACGACGGAACGGTCCTGGGAGTTTCAAGCTCCGGGGCTTTTGTTCTTGACAACGGACACACAGATGCAGGGACAGCCATCTCTGCTTTTGCTGAATTCGCTATGACAGATCTTGGCGTCCCGAAGCAGAAGTCTTTGAGAAAAGCTGTTGTTGGTCTGGAAGCTTCAGGGAACATGAAGATCTCTGTCAAGTCAGACGAAGGAAGTTTCGTGGAGAGGGACTTGGACTGCGACATTGATAGCTCCCGCGGCGAGGGAATAGTCGCTCCACTTGGCAGAGCTATTCGTGGTCGGTACTTCACTGTCAAGATAGCAAACACCCTCGGCTGTGACTTTGCCTTGAACGCGATTGACTTGGATGTTCAAGTGGGAACACAGAAGGCAGGAAGAGTTCACTTCTTTGAGAGCTTTGTCTCGGAAGATCTTCCCATGTTAACACTGGAAGGAACCGGGGTATGAGAGTTTTCTCTGGCGAGAACAAGGATGCTGCTGAGATTAAATATCTCATGGAGAAGCACAAGCAGCAGATGACTGCCAGGGAGCTCTCGGCCTTTAAGACTACTGGGAGAACCAAGGATGGAAGGAAGTTTTCTATCTCTAGTATAGAGGGCATCGACAACGTGGTAGTAGAGGAAGCATCTAAGAAGAAACCTCTCTCCGAGTTCTCTCTTCCGAAGACTCTCAGGGAACGTGCTATGATCTGGATTGGCGCGACAAGGTTTACTGAGGACGTCTTCAGGAATCTATCTCAGCTCTGGGGAAGTAAGGTAAGGCCTGAGGCAACGCTTCCTAGAGACTTGGATGAATATACTTTGGTGTTCATTCCTGCGCTGTCAAGGGCACTGACAGAGGATGAGCTTGACAGGCTCCTGGCTTGGAAGACGCGGGTGTCTGGAAAGATCATCTTTTGCTTGGGAACAACAAGCCTTGCTAGAATCCTGCTTCCACTTGATACCACCGTGGCAGATGACAATGCCGTTACTTATACCAACGCAGCTTTGCTGGCTCTTGCTAGCCCGCTACGTTTCAGCGTGATGTACTCTACTTTGCTTCATTACATGACAGCAAGCTCCAGCGCCATCAAGGGAACACGGTATAGTAATCTTGTTGCAGCCAGTGGGTATTCTGGTGTCACCTCATCTGCGAGGTTCAATGGCAGTAATGTTAATAACCTTATACTCGACGGAGGAACATACTCTGTTGATGTTGCTGATAGTGAGAGATTGTTAGTTGCTATGACGACGGACGAGGTGGGAAGCACTGTTTCTGTTCCTATGGTTTACTCTGGGGTCTCTCCAGTCTTCTACCGAGGGTACTCTAATATTCCTTTTAAGATCGCTAGCTATGACTACGAGGACGTGGAGAGTTGGATGTATGATGCCTGCGCTTTGGAACTGGAGACTCCTATCTGGTGGAAGCTTTCCGGGAGTGAATATGAAAACTTTACTAATGACGCCAGGGTCTTGACAACACTGGAGAAGTATATCAGTCCTTACTACGTGGAGCCGGCAAGCTGGTCCTATCTCCCGACGATTGCTTTCTGCGATAACGTCATGCTGTTCGCCACAGGGAACAGGTGGTTTTCAGATAGTCTAGTCTTGAACTCTAGCTACGGAAACGCCAGATTTATTCTCCAGCTTCTCCTGGAACCTTGGCAAGACTCAGATGACTTCTTTAGAACTGGCCCCTTTGCTCTCTCTTGTTCTGTCAGCGAAGGGGACCTCTTTGACTTTGTGATTACTTACTAGGAGGAACCATGGGTCTCTACGATGACATCAGGACGAATTCGAACGAAGCTCAGGAGATGGTGGAGAACCAGTTCTCTATCACACAGAACTGGGCAACGACTATGATGAACCAGACGTTGGCTTTCCTCAATGCTATGAACACGACGTCTAGCTTTGTGGTGCCAAGTATCACGTTGGATCACAGTCTTCCAGCAAGCTTGAACATCTCTGACTTCGCTGCAGTTGCTCCAGGAGAGATGACACTTAGCTACACTACCCCGGCGAGACCCAGTGTCTCGGTGTCCTCCTTGAGTGGGATCTTCAGCTTTTCCGGCGCACTTTATTCCTCTGAGATTATAGAAGGAATTTTCTCTAAGATCTCAGGGACACTCACAAATGGAGGAACCGGGCTTGGTACTGCTGTCGAAGCTGCTCTCTGGGCAAGAGCCCTCGCCAGAAAGGAAGCAAAGGATGTCGCTCTCTATGCAGAGGCTGATGATTACTTCGCTTCAAGGGGATGGGTTCTTCCTGTTGGGATGCACTCCGGTAGGTTGCTTGAAATTCAGAAAGAGATCTCAAGGGAAGATGCTCTGCTGAATTATGAGATCATGACAGTGCAAGCACAGCTCGCTGACCAGAACACAAGACATAATCTGGAGCAGGCTGTTGGGCTGGAGGGATTGCTGCGGGATTATTACTTGAAGTATGAAGCATTGAAACTGGAAACATCCAAGGCTTACTCCACAGCTACGGTGCAGGAGTTCACTGCGAATGTGGAAGCTGGGAAGCTTCAGTTGGAAATCTATTCTACTGATGTCCAGGCGATGATTAGCTTGATCGAAGCGCAGGTGAAAGCGTACCTTGGAAGAGTTCAAGCCTACGAGTCTCAGGCCACTGCGTACAAGGCAACTGTGGAAGCTAAGGCCACGGCGTTTGCAGCAGAAGCATCCGTGGTGAAGACTGGGGCTGATATTGAACTGGCGAAGTTGGATGCTCAGATTAAGGCGTTCTTGGGTGTGGCACAGTTGAGAGCATCCACGGCAGAGGGTGCAGCCAGAGTTTCGGCGCAGGTTGCTGCTGGTGCTATGTCAGCAGTGAACGCCGGGGTGTCTTTCAGCTACGGCGCGAATCAATCTGCCTCCGGCAGCGACAGCACGAGCACTCAGTTCAGCTACGCGAATGATGTTCAGGAAATTCTCTACGCTTACGAATAGGAGGAAAGAATGGCTAACATGTTGAACTTTCAGGGCGAACGGAAAAAGATGATCGAGGACTTCTCGAACAGAGCGCAGGCTTACCACGCGAGACAGCAAGGGTTTGAACTGCAGAAGCTGGACGTGGAAGGAGAGATTAATAAGGCGCTGTTGGGGATGAAGACGAAAGCTGCGAAGGAATTACAAGATGATGATCAGGAGTTTAGTAAGCCTCTGCAGCAGGCACAGATCGGAAATATCTTGGAAGAGGTAAAGGGGAAACAGTTCGACAGGCAGCTCGGGATGGATTACTCTGGGACCTTCTTGGAGCAGAAGAGAAACCAGGGGAACTTGACGAACAAGTACTTTCGTCAGATGCTGGGTGTCCCGGAAGAAGGATCTGTCCCTCCCCTGGAAGACAACACCAAGTCAGTTGAGCCTCTCCAGGAACTTCCCATGCCGACGAACTTTACTGACTATCACCCGATGATGTTGCTTGCAGGAGCTGCCAAGAAGGGAGCCAAGAACGTTGATCCCTTTATGAACTATCTCAGAAACCACTTCCGGATGCCCGGACAATAAGGAGACCTGAACATGGGACTGTCAGATTCTATTCTCCGTCAAGCTTTGTCAGACAATACTGGCGAAGAACTTGTGATGCAAGAGATTAAGAGGGTTCAGCAGGTTGAGAAGGCGAAGCAAGATCTCCTGGGAGATCCTAGTAAGCTGGATAATCTCGCGGCCGCTCTTGCTGAGAATTATACACCTTCAATGTTGAAGCCGAAAAACCTTTCGAAGTTCTCTTCCAAAGCAGAAGGTGTCGATAGCAACATTCCTGAGGATCATCCCTTTGCTGGTATGGGCAGGGAGATGAAGGGGCGGTTGGAGGCTGTCCTCGCGGACCCACAGTACAAGGGTGTCTCTGCTGACGAGTTGGTTCAGAGAGTTGGGCAAAGTTACTTGATGGAGCCCGCGGGAGAGGGCAAGCGCCCGAGGATCGAGCAGGCTTACCGGTATAAGCGAGAGAAGGATGCTGGCTTGAAGATGAGCTTGAATCCGTTCTCTGAGGATTCTTCCCTTCGGAAACTCCCCGGCTACGAACAGTGGCATGAGGCAACCAGGGGTGCTGAGGATGAGAAGCTGGCATCTGAGAGTTGGTTTGCTTCTAGTGGAGATCTTGCTGAGGCCACGGTGTGGGGTGCTGGAGTTGGAGCAGCCATTGGTGCTGTAACTGGCGGTCCGGTGGGAGCTGCTGTCGAAGGTGGGATCGGGGCTGTTGCTTCTCCTATCCTGGAAGTCTTCGCGCATCCAGTTCGTAGGGCACTACAGGGAACGGAGTGGTATCGAAGCAAGATCTCTAGCGACTCAGGCTATGAGAACGCGAAAGCCCTGGGCTTTGAGATTGCTACTGACATCGGCATAGCTATGGGAGGTGTAAAGGCTGGGTCGAAGTTGCTGCGGAAGTCTACCAAGGCTGTGGACGCTGGCAGGAAGATGCTGGACGGTGACATCAGGAAGCTGTTGACTTCTGGAAGAGCGCAGGATGCTACAGCAGCGAGTAACTCCTGGAAGAATGTCCACGGAGCTGAGATCGAAATGAAGGCTGCTCTTGATCGCTTTCGCTCTGGAACTATGGAAGCTGGGCAGTGGCAGTTCTATTCTGGAAGGAAGAAGATCACAGGGCCTGATGATGTTATTGACTTGGTAGAACGTGATGGCATCTATGAGATGGCCTCTGACGTGGGCAGGATGATTAAGGGAGAGCAGCGAGCGCTGCCTGAGGCGCAGAAGCTGTTGACTGCTCCTGAGGAAGTTGTCACTACCAAAGCTCTAACCCCCAAGAAGATGTTCAACAAGCTGACAGACCGTGGGGCTGACAAGGCTTTGAAGGAAGGAGTCACTGCTGGGGATCTTGACGGTGCTATCACGAAGGTTTTCCAGGAAGAGAGCGTGGTCCTAGACGTAGTCAAGAAAGAGGCGAATGACTTTTTAGACTTATTGACTACGAAAAAACCTTCACATGTCATATCAGCTTTCAAAGGCTTTGACAGAATAACACTGTCATTTGACACCTACGCAGGAGGTCCTTATAAAGACATTGATGAATTGAAGAAGTTTATCCGAGATAACCTTCCTGGCAGTTCTTTTGAAGTACAAAGACTACAAGCTAATATTGTGTCAGACACACGCGGAGTAAATAAAGTTAAAATAGACTTCGTTGGCCCTGACAGTGATACTCAAATGAGTAAAGCTTTTCGTTTGTTAACTGGTTCAGATGAATCCTTTAATATGAAATCAACAGCAGAAAAAGCAATGCCTTTAAAAGATAGGCTTGACCAGGTTGTTGATTTCCGTGGTAAGCAAGAATGGGCTGAGACATTTGGGATTGATCCTAGAGCTAAGGAACAGTTACAAAACGCGGGGTACAACTTAAATGAAATTCATAAGTTAGAGAAAAGAAAACTACTTCGGCTTGTTGACTCTACAAAGAAAGAAAAGGCTGTTGTGCCGCAGGCTGCGAAGCAAGTCTCGAAGTTCCTGGATGACGTTGCAGTTCCTGCGGAGTTGACTCCTGAGGCGCAGGGAATATTTTACCACACAACACCAAGCAGGAATATTGAATCTATAGCTGAGAAAGGTATTGTGCCTAAGAAAGATTATTCTTATTTTTCTGTTTCTGAGGATGACGCAACTAAGTGGGGAATCACAAAAGGAAATGAAATTCTAAGGGTAAAGGCGTCGGCACTATTAGATACTGGTTACTCTAATGTTAAAAAGTCAGATAAAATAATCTCGCCTGATATGCTTGAAATAAAGCAGAACGGACAATGGGTTCCATTAAAAAACAGTAAGGTACAAGTCACAGCCGAAGAAGCAGTCTCCCAGGCTGACAAAGAACTTGCTAGCATGGTCTCGGATGCTGAGAGCACGGGGTACTTAGAGGCGATGCTGGAAAGCGGTAAGCTCAAAGCTGCTGAGATAATCAAGCACGAAGGTCCTGTGACTTCCTCCAGTGCTATCGACATCCCGGCTGCTGAGAGGATGATTCCGCAAGAGGCTTTGATCGAAGACTTTATCTATGACAAGCTAGAAGATCAATTCGCCAAGAAGTACGGAGATCAGTTCTGGCATTGGACAAGCCCTGAGGTTTATGACAAGGTAGTACCGGATGAGAAAGCTCAGGCTGCTATCCAGAAGGGGTATGAGTTTCTCCAGAAGAAGTATGGCTACGACCTGAAGACAATGGTTCCAAGCAAGCAGAAAGCTATCTTGAAGTATGGTAGTAAAGAAGGCCACGAGAAGATAGAGTTCGAGAACAGTGTCAAGGAGATCAGGAGTCTTTTTGATGGTGAAAAGCTTCTGGGGCCTCTTGGAGTTGGAATGCTTGCGGCGTTGACTGTTCCCATTACGTCTCTCTTCTCCGTTGACAGTGCTGAGGCTGCGGGCTTCTCCAGTGCTGCGAAGGTCCCCGGCGTTCTTGCTGGAATCATGAAGAAAGTCTCCGGTGCAGGGGAAGAAGCGAAGGTTGCTTTTATGAAAGGTCTGCGAGAAGGTCGCTACATTCCTGGAGAGCTGAAGGCTGGGCAGAAGACCGTGGATGAGAAGTACTTCGGCAGGCAGATGCACATCATGGAGGACGCGAAGAAAGCTGGTGTGAAGACGAAGGACATGTTTAAGTATAAGAAGCCTCTTCCCTTCGGGATTCATAACTTAATGTCACCGGCAGGTATTGCGAATGTGGCTTACAAGACTGGATTCTCTGTTGCTATTCAGAGGGCACACCTTCAAACACTGTGGGCAGTCCACACACGAGATATGACTAGGGTTGTTGAGAATATCTTACGAGATGTTCCTGGATACAAGAGCGCTGCAGACGAGATAGCCAACATGACGAAGCCTTTTGTGGATAAGTACGCGAGTGTCCAAGCTGCTCGGGCGATGGAGCACAGGCTGAAGAGCATGGAGACAGCGATTGAGCGTTTGCAAAAGAAGGCGCTGTCAAAAAAGCTGACTCCGAAAGCACTCAGAGAGAACGACGAAGCCTTGAACAAAGCCGAGATGGGTCGTGAACTTCTCAGGAAAGAGTTCGACAGAATGAAGCCAACGGTGGATCAGTTCGACGTTGAGTTCGGAAAGCTGGAGCAGGACATAGCAAAGAAGTTCTCTAGTGCTAGGATTTTCTATGCAGCTGAGGACACGTCAGATTTCAGTCTTCGCCCCTGGCTCCGTGGGATGGTCTCTTACGAGGAGGAAATAGCCGCAGGGCACATCAAGTCATTGATGGATGTCTACGCGAAGAGGATGCTGGCTGGTGGGCACAAGGTGATCACGGACAGACCTTTTATGCATCATACTATCCATCCGAAGTACCAGGCAGATAAAGCGCAGGAGTTGTTGTCAAAGGTCGGGATCAACGTAGATGGACATGGCGCGTTTACTAAGTTTTTCAAGCGAGAGAAGTATTCCAAGTCCTTCGTGCCTGACATCCAGTACACCATGAACAAGTACATCCCGGATGCTGAGAAGAGAATCCTGGTCTCGGATTTCTGGAGGAAACGCGGAAGCAAGGAGTTTCGGCAAGGCGGCTGGTATAGTCATATGAGAAGTTATGAAGTCCAGAATAACAAGATGCTCTCGAGTTTCTGGAATCGGCTTTACACTGCGGATGAACCAGAGATGAGGACGGTGGGGAATCGGCTGGCGAATTGGTATACTGCTTTTGAGACAGCAGCTTTGATCGGGTTCTCCCCGGCGACTGCTTTCAAGCATGTCTTCAAGAACCAGGGGACGTGGGGGCAGTTGGGATTCGCGAACGCTATTAGTCATGTTCCAGAAGCTATTGGCACCGCGTCTAGGAACTGGTTGAACTCAGCACAGGTGCAGGATGGCTTGACTATGCGGGCGTTCAGGAAGCTTGGGATTGACACCAGCTCGAAGGGCAGAGCCCTGGACAAGTTCGCTGACGCTATGATTCATCAGCACAAGATGATGCACTACATGTCTGACATGCAGGTGCCTGGGCTGGACCCAGGGTTGGCTAGTAAGGTTGACAACATGCTCTTTAAGTTTAACCAGAAAGGCAGCTTCATGGTGGCCGCGATTGAGTCCTTTGACAGGGCGCACTCGTTCCATGCAGCGTTGGATATGGCAGTGAATAAGGGCATGTCTGGGAAGCAGGCAGTCTATGGGATTTTCGATACCATCTTGAAGAACAACTTCCTGGGTGGTGGTTTGAATCCTGAGTGGATGAGGAAGCCTGTGGTGAGGGCAGTCTTTCTTTTCCAGAATACTCCGTTTAAGATCATGGAGCGAAGACTTGTCAACGGGATTCAGACATATCAGAACGTAAAGACTGCTATCGGAGTTATCAAGAAGCAGGACTTAAGGAAGACTCTCGGGGAGCTTCGTGATCTCAAACGCTACATCAAGTCTGGAGAAGACGAGATCAAGAAGAACCTGATCGGAGATGCTCTCTTTCACGACAAGGATGTCTTCGGAACGCCTGTCACGAAGCAGTTCATGCGGGAGTTCATCTACGTAGGGGCGACCATTTATGGCCTAGGGAGTCTCTTCGATGCTGACTTTCATCCACACTCTTTCCACGTTCCTTTTATCTCAACGTTCGGGGGAGACAAGCCTGAGCTAGGTGTAAGCCCTATGGCAGGGGCTATCTACAAGGGGCTGACTAGGAAGCGAGAGAGTGTGGATGAGACAGGTCAGGAGGTTGGTTGGGTCAGTCAGTTCTTTCAGGATTGGCTTGGAAGGAAGCAGTTCGTTCCGCAGACATTCTACAAACTGAACAGGATTTCTGAGAATGACATCCCGGAGGCTTACAAGGATAGTAGTCTTCGGTATCTCTTTGCGGTTCCGAGCCTTGATAAATAGCGCGCAAGATCATGTTGTCTATTAAGGCGTTGCAGTATTCTCCTAACGTCATACTGTTCTCCATTTAATGAATCTTTACTGGGAGGGATGTTGAGTCCCTCCCTTTTCTTTCTTTAAAGACTCCCTCCAGGCTTACTCAAGACCTGGATTCAAGCACCCTTTACCACCCAGTGATTCTTATGTCCCTGCCCGATCATCATAATGCCTACCGTCCCTGTTAGTTGTTGTTGTTTTGGAACTGATTTCTGTTTCTGAGTGGGTGCTTTGGAAGTCTTTGTTTGGTGTTAGAAAACCCGGCTTCTGAGTACTGAGATCTTATCTAAGATGTCGTTGATGATGCTGTCCATGGTACTTGGATAACTCGTCAGAACATTGGACATACTAAAGAAGTCCTCATTGTATTCTGGTTGAGTATTTGGCTGACCATCCATTGCTGAGATTACGTCGGACAAGACAAAGGAGACTTCTTGAAGTCTTGCGTAACTTCGATTGAACTGAATGAGCTTTGGCTCTTCGTCTTGCTGGAGTTTGGAAGGTGCTGCTTCTCCTTGGCAATACTTTACCTTTGTTTCCTCGATTACCGGATGGTGCTTTTTCTTCGTCGTTGAAATTACTGGCATGTTAGTTTCCTTTCTGTTTCTTCCTCCCCCAGATGTACCAGATCCCTGTGACGCCAGTCTCCGGGTGAAGGAAAGTCCTGTGTGCGATTTCCTGTTGAAGTACTGTCTTGATCACGTTGTCGAACTTGGTGTTGTCGATGTCCCTGACGGTTCGCTGTCTGACAAAACGCTCCTCGATGATCCCTTCCTGCTTGATGATCCGTGTCACCTCCGCGACCTCAGCTGCTATATCACTCTTCCCGACTGCTACGAAAGCGTTTTCCATACTGGCTTCGACTTCCTCTATGTGGTGGAGTGCTTCCTTGAGTTCATCGCTTGTGACAGTCATGGTGTTTCGCTTCGCTGCTGAGAGGATCATTCCTAGCTTCAACACGAACAACGGCTTCCTGGAATACCATCCCTTGAACGCCGTGTCCTTGCAGAGCCTCGTCGGGCTTCTCTCGTCGTAGTCTGTGTACCAGTCAACCCACCATTGGTAGCTCTCGTTGGTGTAGTTGTAACCCCCGGAGAGACCCCGGATGACGGCAAGGTCTGAGACGAGTTCCTTTTTGATTCTCTGGACTTCGCTGTTCTCCTTTCTGTAAGTCTGGAGTTCTTCCCAGGATGTCACGCCGGGGACAGGGACTTTGGTTCCTTTGTCCTCTGACCAAGGGAAGAGAATCCGGGATGTCAAGCCTCCGCCGATGGCTCTAGCAGGAAGGCAAGAGGCTAGACTCTCTGGTGTTGTTGCTGCCAGGAGGTTGAGAAAAGGACTCTCGATTACGTTGCTTCCGCTGTGCTTGGTTCTGTACTTGTAAGGCCTGGTCTTACAGTCGAACAAGTCTGTGAGCAAAACTATCATCTTCTGGTTGTCGCCCTTTTGACCGAGGAACGATTCGAACTCACCTGAGATGATATATAAACTGTTATGTATAAAGGTAGAACCGTCTCGCATTTGTTCATCTTCTTTAGCAGTTTCCAAGTCCTCCAACATCGCTTGCGGTGTGATAGCATCTGCACTGCGGTGGATACCAGAAACCTCAGCAACGATTTCTTCGCCAAAGGAGATAGCCTGAGTTTTTCTAGAGATCCCCGGTTCGGAGACCAATACCACGAACAAGTTTGGGTAGATTTTAATTCTTCCAAAGTTAAACCACACTTTCTTCTGAAGCGCCCCGGCGATGACAGAGAACGCTGTCCATTTGTGAAAGAGCCTCGGGCTTTCTGTGTTTGCCACGTAGCTGTAGTAACCTTCCATCCAATCTGGTAGTCTCCGCGACATGTTGTGCTCCCATAGTTTGCTCCTTGTTCGTTAGCAGACTTTATTACCGTGGCGATAGGGTCTGTTGATGTTGAAGGCATGTTTCGTCAGGACAGCTTTCTCTAGGTTGATATTGTAGCCCGCGGCCATGTCCATTACTCGGATGATGATGTCAGCTAGTTCTTCCTCGAAGTTCTCGTTGTTCCCGTTCCTGTAGGCTTCGAGGGCTTCTGAGACTTCGGAGTGAACGAGGCACAGGAGTTCCGGGATAGGTCTTGAAGTAGTCCACCAGCCGTGTTCGACAGCATTCTTGTGAACGAGTTCTGCGATTTTACTGAATTCCATTCTCTTTTCCTTTCAAGTCTTTAAGTATTCTAGCAAGAAGAAGGCAAGCGTAGTGTGCGATCTTGTAGCAATCTCGGATGGCTTCTCCGGTGCCCCGGGAGTTGGAGTTGATTCTGTTGATGTAGCGCTTTAGGTTCATCTGGATTTCCTGGATCGTAAAACTCTCAGCTTGATCATCTGGTATGTCTCCGTACTGTGGGACGGTGTAGTCCTCGATGTGCTGGAAGACTTCTTGTGCAAACACGCACCACTGTAATGCACGTTTTGAATCTTTGCTGGTTGTTTTAATCAGCATTGTTCTCATTGCTCTAGCTCCTTTGTCGAGATGTCCGGTTGCTCCACCATGTCTCCCCAGGAAGTCCCGATCTTAAAGTCCACGTCGATGTAGTAGTGGTCGCCGTGACTTGACGTGAGTTCCATCTTCATGCTGCGCCAGAGAGCTTTGAGAGTCTCTCTGCGGTTTTCCTCTCCAAGGGGAGAAAAGACATAGATGGCATCGTGAAGCTGCAGTGCAAGGCTCCTGGTGTCCGAGATAGGGTCGTTGTAGAAGCGCACGAGTGCCTGGTTCAGCCAGTCCCCGATGGTGGACTGTGGTTTGTAAGATGCAAGACTTCGAAAGAGACTACCATCCTGCCCCGGCTTCGGCCAGCGGTCGAGAAAGCGGTGCTTCCTGCCGAACAAGTTCGAGATGACGCGGCCATTCTGCTTGAGTTCTTGTTCGAGCCTGGTGTGCCACAATGCGAGCTGGGGAGAAGCTGCTTCGTCAAGTGCCAAGAGGTACTTTGCCTCTTTCATTCCGCAGCCAAGGCGCCGAGCAAGAACCCCTGGGCCTGCCTTGTAGTTTCTAGCATGGCGAATGGTCTTACCAGCAGAGCGTTGTTTCTTATCTACCTCTGCGAAGGGAATGCCGAACATCCTGGATGCATTCAAGGTGTGAACGTCATAGCCGTTGGCTTTTCTTTCCCTGGGAGACATCCCGAAGGAGTCCTGGAAGAGCTTGATGAGCTTGAAGTCCCGGGACTCGTAGGACACCACGACTGCTTCAGCCTGAACACCATCAGCCTCGATGATCTCATAGCCAGGGGGTGGGACGTACATTTTCCTGGCAGACACCGGGATGTTCTGGAGGTTTCCGCTGCCGTAGGGAACGACGATGGATTTGCTAGAGGACCACCTGCCAAAGCTTCTGTGTTGCTCCTCGTCTTCTACCACCAAGCCCTGCTTCACATCCTGCATGTTCGCGCCAGTGATGTTGTAGTTAGTGTGGACTTTGCCTGCTGGCGAGATCGGGATGTCTATGAAGGTCTTGAGCTTATAGAGTTTTCGACCTTCCAGGATTTTAGCAAGCACCGGGTTGTCAGAAGACTTCTCTAGTTTGACAAGAGCCTCTTCGTCTACGGTTCGGACGCGTTTGTCAGTCCTCTTCTTCCTTCTCTTGAATTGCTCTGGAAGGAGCAGGTCGTCGTAGAGAAGCTTTTGGAGTTGTTGACTGGAGTTCAGGTTGATAGCGCCTTTGGCCCCTTCGCTGGAATGAAAGATGACAGTTCCATTGAGCTGCTCAGAGAGTTCGATCTTGAGGCTGTGGAGTTTGCTGTCAATGTCGTCCAGGAGTTGTTGCTGTTTCTCCCGGTCCACGGTGATCCCCTGCAGGTGCAGGAAGATCGCGGGCTCTAGCTGCGCCATCTCGTAGTTGAAGACGTGCCAGTGGTCGCCCTTTGTTAGCTCGCTCTTCATCACCTCGTAGCAACCGTAGGTGTTGGCACAGTCGCTCGGATTGTAGAGAGGATCGTGGTTGTCACTTTTCCAGAGCGGGACGTTGAGGCACACGCTGGAGAGGAAGGCAAGACTCCGAGGGGTCTCAGGCCAGCAGACATGGGTCGCTACCATCGTGTCGAAGCAGGGCCCTGGGATGTAGATTCCATGGTGGTGGTAGAGCACGGCATTGTCGAAGGCTAGGTTGTGACCTACGATTGTGTGAGTGTCTTCTGGACGAGGGACTGAGAAGACCTGGGCAAGCTTTTGCCAGACTTCGAGTTCGTCGTCAGGATGAAGTTTTGGATTTCTCCCTGAGAGGAACTTGAAAGAAACTGCGTGGTCCGGGGAGTCAGCAAGGCCGAGTTCCTCGATGTGAGTTCCTGGCTGGACAGTCTCAATGTCTACTACGACTGCTTTCTTGTGATCGTGGATCAGGAAGTCCAGGTAGTCCAGAAAGACTTTCTTCGGGGCACTCGCAACCAGTCGTCTATTGTCTCTCGGTAGTGTTTTATCCTTCGAATTTCGAAGTGCTTTCTTGAGATCCATGATGACTGAGAAGTGGAGCTTCCACTCGTGGTTGACGGCCTGGGGGTGGTAGGTCGAGAAGACTTTGACGCCGGGGACGAGGGTAGACTCTGTGATGTAGCCTCTTTCCCTTTCTATTCCCCAGTTCCCTGTCAGTGCTCCGTTGGCCTTTGCTCCTAGGGCTATGACTATGTTCGGTCGGTACTTGATGATGTCGTTTTTCAGTTCCTCAATGAACTGTCTGAGGATAGGCTTAGGTGTTCTCTTCTTGGGATCTTCGAAGAAGAAGTCAAAGTTGTTCCCTGGTGGTCGTTCCTTAGCAACATTCGTGATCAGGCATTCGTGGCGATTGATCCCGGCTGCGCGAAGAAGAGTGTCTAGGGTGTGCCCGGCGTAGCCTATGAAGGGCTTCCCGCTTCGATCCTCATCTTCTCCAGGAGCTTCGCCTACGAGCATGATCTGTGAGTTCGCAGGTCCAGTGATTTCAACGCGCATGAGTTGGCTCCTAGTCTTTTTTATG